GAACCTCGTGGTCTTGGTAACCTGGCCAAAAGTATAGGTCACCTTCACGTGGTATCTGACAATGTGTTGTTGGCCAATAAGGTCTTATTCTCCAAGTAGTTTCTACTGCGTGTGCAGGATGATAGAGATAAAGATCGCCAGTATTGCCAGGTGGCACCTGTAAATAATAGGTTCCTGCAACATCACACTCTGCGTGGTTGTGACGCATCTGGAACCCACCTTTAGGATTGATGTTAACCCAACAGTGGGTAACCTTAAGTTCTGGATCAAATAGTTCTTGTTTTGATAACAGTAACTCACCAAACTCAGGATACTCTTTATGTATCTGATCATTAGTATGGATGGTGCTATAACCAGTACCATAAAATTTATTCTCTTCAGTACAAAACTCATCACGACGTGCTAATAATTCTTTCCTGAATTGACAGTGATTCTCATATTCATTATTACTTGTATAAAATGGGATGTCAAACATCTTCAAATACCTTTGAGAACTCATTAACCTTTTCAAACTTGATAGTTCTATCAAACTTGTCTAGGAGTACATCACCCTTATGGGAGATGATAAACATATTAGTATCAGTATATAACTCTTTAAGAATCTTAAGTAATTCTTCTGTTGCTGTATTATCTAGTGAACTATCAAATACTTCATCAAGTATTAATAGATTTGTAATGATAGAGTTCTTTAATTTAGCAACGTGTCTCCAAGTAAAGAGAAGTGATAGGTCAATCTTCTGCTTCTCACCTTCAGAGAAGGATGAGTAAGAGAACTTATCACGATGACGTGACTTAATAACCTCACCAAACTCTTCATTCAAAGTAAAATTAATATAGGTATCCATTGATGTAAGATACCTATTGATCCTCTGATTGATGATAGGAATATACTTAGAAATAATTCTTGCCTTGATACCACCATCCTTTAAAAGATTACTGACTAACTTATAGTCCTGTGCTTCTTTACTGACACCTGAACAAGCAGTCTCCTTATCATTATAATCTTGTTGTAATTTCTCCAGTAGTAACTGTTCCTTATTAAGGTCTGACTCATCAGTTAAATTTTTGATCTGAGATAAAATATCAGTATTCTGTTTCATCAACTTCTGTTCTTCGTTTACTAAACGACGAATTTCAAATTGATATTCAGTTACATTAGAACTATCCTCTCTTAATTTCTCAATCGTTTGAAGTGTCTTCTGTACTTGTTTCTCTAGAGTACCTGCTGCTTCATTTAATTCATCAACCTTTTCGTTTAAAGTTTTAACTTTGACCTGTCTAAATTTCTCTTCAATCTCCTGAGTACATACAGGACAAGATGAATTATCGTCAAAGAATTTAATATCTTTAACAACTCTCTCCTGTCTTCCGTTCAACTTACTCAGTATACTAAAGGTCTTTTTATATTCTTCTTCCTTTGTCTTTAACTTTGTAGTGCTGTTAACGAGTTTGTTAATCTTCTTTTGAAACTCTTCGATCTCTTCTTTTAGAGTCTTCATTCGTTCTTCATTGTTATCAAACCTTTCCTTCTGATGAGCAATTCTCTCATCATTAACGATAGTAAGTTTTGATAATGTCTTCTCCTGTGCTTTGATAGCAGCAGTAGCCATTTCTAGTTCGTGCTTGCAATCACGAAGTATCTCATTGTTATCCTTTACACGCTCCTTCAGGAGCATATTCATATGGGAAAAGATTTGTATGTCCAATAGATCTTCAATAACTTCTCTTCTATGACTAGCACCTAATTGCATAAAGGGAACAAACGTACTACTCCCTAGTATGACCACCTGTGTAAATGACTTAAAGTTTAATTTTAATATACTTTGCTCAAGGTATTTCTGGTAGTCTCTATTAGCAGCATCCTGATCTATCAGAGTATCATTACGATACATCTCAAATACAGCTGGTTTAATTCCACGTACTACCTTATAATCTATTGTACCTACTTTAAATTCTATCTCAACTAAAGTATCTCTCTCGTTGATTGTATTAACTAACTGTGACTTTGTGATCTTCCTGAAAGGTTTGTTAAACAATCCAAAGCACAAAGCATCCAACATAGTAGATTTACCTGCACCGTTAGATCCAATAACAAGAGTGGAACTAGTTTGGGTGAAATTAATCTCAGTAAATTGGTTGCCTGTACTTAAGAAGTTTCTCCAACGAATCTTCTCAAATGTGATCATAATGACAGAGGAGGAATAACAAGATCTTCAGGATTGATAAAAGCGTAGTTGTAGTTGTGAACAGAACAGTTGTCTATAACAATGTCCTCTTCTACTTCAGTCACTTCCAGTGGACGTTTATAGTCAACTGCTTCTAGCATACCATAATAACGCACTGCGTCATCTTTGTCAACAAAAATTTGCACCACTTTATTTCCACCTTTATCAGTGACTGCATATACTCCTCCAGTTGATTTATCCAACAATATGAACATTAAAGATTGAGTGCTTCCGTGTACAACGATTTCAAAATATTCACTACGTTAGTCTTGTCTATAGAATCTTCCAAGTCTTGTACATAATTTTCTAGTATAGTAATCGTATCTTCTGTCTCAAGATTTTCATCCACGTCAACCATATCTAAAGATAGATCCTCAATGATTTTGAGATCTGCCACATCACTATCTTGCAGTGATTTAATGTAACGATCAAACCATACTTGGTTCTCTCTGTTCTGTACGATTACCTTTACATAAGATCCCTTTAACTTAGTGAAGTCAGGTAAGGTTTCATAATCCTTTTGAACATCATCATAATATAATTTGTTAAAGATTTGATAAGGATTAAGATGGAATGTTAAGTTAAGTGTATCAGTATTTAGTGTATGGAACCCTCTTCTCTGACCGTAATCATTCCAGTATAATTGGTACGGATTGCCGAGATAGTTGATGTTACCTTGCTTTGACTTCATATGGAAGTGTCCTGAGCAACATAACTTAAACTTATTATAAGGTGATGGATCATCACCGTGCTCCATAAACCTACCTGGTATAGCTTCAAATCCTGTTAGTTCTAGATGTCCAAAGCATACTGGTGCATCTGACTCTTCAACCATCTGATCTATTTGCTTTCTATTATCGTCACAAATCCAAGGCAGCATTAATATTCTAACACCTTCAACTTCAATCTCTTCTGGTTCTGTGTAGATTTTTATATTGTCATACTCACCTAGGAGGTGCTGAGGTGAATTAATTTTAAGTGTGTTCTTATAGTATATGTCGTGATTGCCTATCAACATATGCATCTGGACACCCATCTCTTTGAGAGGATCGAACCACATCTCTCTAGCAGATTCAAGCGACAAAAAATTTATAGCCTTTCTCTTATCAAAGGAATCTCCAAGACACATCACAGTTGTGATCTTGTGTCTCTTGATATATGGTATGACTGTATTGGTATAGAACTCCCTGTACTTCTCTATGAATACTTGATTGTCGTTGCGTACACCAAAGTGCTGATCAGTTATCAGCAGCAGTTTTTTGTTCGATGTCATACTCGATTACAATCTTCTTAGACATTCTACCAGTTGAATTGGAAGTAGTCAACTGTGTCCACTCACCCTTGAGTAATGCTTGCATAGTATTCTTATCTAATCCACATAACAGTTCAGCATTCTCTACTGCTGCTCTAACAGATCCCAGACCATCAGGATATGTATTCTTTGCAAATCCATTAAGGTCTGTCTTCTTGGCATTCTCTAGTGCCTTATCAATATCAATATGAAATTCACTCATCGTTTAGTAGTGTTGCTACGTGTTCTGTTTATGATAGAGATAAACTTATCTCCTGCAAATGTGCCACCAAGACACACATCAATCTCATCACCGTCTTTCCAATTGACAGTTCCATCCTTCTTGGTATGTTGCATTGCAACTGCAATCTTGTCAATAACTGCTTGGGTTAGTCTCATTTTCTAAAGACCCCCAGTCTTATAAGTGCGTACATAATAATCACCGTCCAAAATAAAGTGTACCACATAGTTAATAGCGAGTGTTCATTTCAATACGTGACTTGATGCCACTGAGTTCTGCATTAGCAGAGGGATCATCTGAATGGAATACTTGATCGAATCCACTCTTCTCTATAATCTTATCCTTTATATCCATCTGTCTTTTCTCTTTAGCAATTCTTCTTAGGAAGGCATAGTATACTATCTGTGTAAAATATGCGAAGGGGTTCTTAGACTTAGCAGGGTCGAAGTTATCTATGTACTGTACACAGTTCTCTACACCGTCTGAGATCATATCCTCCTTGTACATATAGTTGATAAAGTTAGGACGATAAGACAAATGTGTTGCTATCTTTAAAAAGCAATCACCTATGTATTCATCTATCCTAGGTTTCTTTTTGTCCCTAATTTTAGCCAATTCAACCTTGTCACGATAAGCCACTATTGCCTTTAGGAACTTTTGGTTATCGACGTAATGTTGATTTTTGGTATTTTTTCTCGTCACCATAAATGCCATATTTAACAGGTTGTTGCATAACAGAATTATATCAGAAATGGAGTAGCTTGACAAGTTGTGTAAATTTGGTTAGACTCAACACTGTCAGGGTTGGTGGGATAGACTTAGCTATTATCTGTATTAAATAGATCTTCTAATCTTTTACGGGTCTCATCGACTTTACCAATGAGTCCCATACCTAAATCAGGATCGATCTCTTTTGAGGTAGATCTGCCTGTTGGATGCCTTAACTTTAATTCAGATTGAATAAAATATTTGTACATTACTATAGCCTCTGTACTTAGAGGAGCAATTGTAAGGATCCTATCTTCAGGTATTATATAAAAATCTTCGGCGGAAAAAACCATCCACTTCTTTAGACCTACAGCTACAGCTCTCTTCCCTTCAGACATAGTATCATTTGCGTGAACCTTTGCAGGATCTTGAATGAATGCCATATGTCCACCTTCTTCATCAGATACTACTATCTTACCAATGATCTCTTCTCCGTTCATAAGCTTGATAGCTCCGAAGAATTCTTCATCAGGTCGAATGTAACTGAGGGATTGACTCATTTCTTGTCTCCTAAATTAATCTCAGTGATGCCGTAGGTGAACTTCTCGTCGTTATAAATTCGGATCCGTTCAGTCAAATGGTTTAGAGTGAAATTTCTAAACTTACCATTACTAATGTCATCAGCAAAATCATAAAGTGTAGCACGTGCCTTTGAATCGTGCTTCCTCAAGGCTCTACCTATTGATTGTAGGTTCCGAACTCTTGATTTAGTTGGTGAGGCAAAGATAACATTATGTAGGTTCTTGATATTGATACCTGTACTAAAGGTACCGTACGAAGCAAGTATGATAGCGTTGTCAGACGCTTCACAGATTTCTCGTACTTCTTCACGTTCATCAGTGGGTACACCACCGTGAATATAAAACAAATGTTTAGATTTGTTATCACTATTTAGCATTTCCCACAAAACGTCTCCGTGCTTCTCGATAAAATTGAATAGTATCAAGGTGTTTCCAGAGATATCCTTTGCTAATCCAGTGATGATTTTATTCCGTTTCCTATTTCCTATTATATAATTTATCTCATCCTGATAGGAATCAAATCCAAGGTAATCGTGTTTACATACTAGGATGTTGATCTTTAATTCTGATAAGTACGAAGACTTCTGTAAGTCTGCAGTCCTAATACTTTGTTCTACGGGACCAAATAAACCTTCTAATACTAACTGGTTACATTGAAGACCGTCGAGAGTACCAGTAAGACCCACGCGATAGTTAGCGTTATGGCACTTAGTAAGAATGGACGTAAGTGATTTTGCTTTGTATAAGTGTGCTTCATCTCCTATTACCGCATCGAAACGTTTAAAGTATGACTTGTCTTCCTTATAGATTGACTGCCACGTACTAATTATAACCTGAGACTTAGTGTATTTTTCTTTACCACCATAGATCTGATCTACAGTCCCTTGACAATAGAATCCATATGATTGAAAATCTTTATATAATTGTTCTACTAATGATGTTGTTGGTACTATGATTAAGACTTCTAAGTTCCTTTGTATGTACCATCTCATCAAACAATATATTATTAAACTCTTTCCTGATCCAGTTGGGCTGAGTATAAGCCGTCTATATCTACGAAGTGCTGAGTAAATTGCTTTGAGTTGATAATCTCTTGCCTTGATAGGCATAGCCAGAGATCGAACAAAACGAGCAATTGTCTGCGGTGTAACTTCTGCATCTGTGTCTCCTGGTTTTCCGAACTGTTCGTTATCATCGATGGTGTAATCGTACCCCATCCTTTCCAACCATTCAACCAGGTATCCATATAGTCCTACATACAATTCACCAGTGCCAGGAGAATACAGACGGATCTTACCATCCCATCTCCTGTACCTACGCTGTTGCTGTAGGAACTTTGCTTCAGGAACTTCGAAGGTAAAGTACTCAGACAATTCGTGATGAATATGCTGCTCAGTACCTATCCTAAGATAGACATCATTCTTTTTAACAATGGAAGTCATCAGACTGGGAACTCGTACCGCTTTGCATCAATCGCATTCTTCACTTGGAATCCACGATTGTTTATCATCTTGAGAATGTTCTCAATATAGTTTATACAAGTCTCAAAGTATTT